ACCACCGTTTGAACGCCTCAGAGACGATGGCAGCCCGTCATCTATCTCCGTCACCGTGCCCGTAGACATTGCAATCAATGCACCGTTGCGAGTCTTCGATGGGTTGGCGAAGTCTGTAATGGATGCCGGCAAACACAGTGAACCGTTTTCAATATGGGCATACTCAAGGTTAACGCCGAGGTTGTCATTCTTCGTCCAGTTGATTGCCCACGTCCCGGACGCTGTCACGCTTTGCACATATCCGTCTGTGGAGTACACCGCAAGGCTATTACTTGGCCCAGCCACCATATCAACAAAGGTGCGGGTAGCTGGGTCCAACGTCGATGGCACCAACGGTGTCTGCGATATCAACCACGATGCCCCACCACTCGAAAGCCCGAAGATGTACGGGGCACTGCTTGTAATCAATCCCGTTGACGGGCTGTACGCTGTCGCTGCCCCGTTCGTCGTTCTCGATGCACCGCTGACTGTGTACGTCCCATCAGGCGTCACGTCGTCAAAATCGTCAGACGTCCCGTTCCATGTCACCGACACATTCAACTTGCTGTGTGGCCACGGCCCGCCCGTAACCGTCGCAGACGACACGTCCCCGCTCGTCTCAATCTGCGTCTTGCAGTTCGCCGCCGTGCAGCTGTACGGAATGGTGATTGTGTCGCCACTGGTGCGAGTCGTGAACACCACGTCACCAGCCGCCTGAGTGTGAGCGTGGAATGTGTATTCCTTTGTCGTTGGATTGGTTGCGTAGTCGTCTAGCTCAATCTGTGGCGGACGTTCTCCGAGCAACACCAAATCACCACCGCTCAGGCATGCCGAACGGCTCAGGGTTGACGGGTACAGCAGGCTGATTGACTCGCCAGTCACGCCAGACGCAAACACTCCTTCCAGCGTGGCGCTGGCATTGACGCTACCGTCCGCCGTGTCAATCTCCGTGATGGTGAACCCCTCAAAGCAGTTCGCTGACAGGGTCGTTGCACTGCGGTCAGGGAACGATGTGGTAGCCCCCGCCGTCGTCGTAATCACGTACCGATTGATGGATGGCGACAAGTCCGGCACAAGCCCAGTGATGTACGAACCGGCGTACTTATGCGACCACAGCAGGCCGGGACCATATTCCCAGTCAGTTGAGCCGTCCGTCCCGGAGAACCGCTTGAGAGTGACGGCTTTTTTCGCGCTGCACTGACAGCATCGTCCGAGGTGTGGCATCAGGCATCACAATCTGCTGCGTAGGGTTGCCACTCGCCTAGAATGAATTCGCACTTAATCAGCGTGCCGCTCGACATGGCAACCTGTTCGAAACGGTTCGTGACAGTGATATTGTCGCCGGAGTCTGCAAGGTTGCCCGAGCTGTTCTTCGTCCACACTGACGCCGTTGCGGTTGCTGGTGAGTTTGACTTGTCAGTCGCGGCAGCAAGTTCAGCATCAAGAACTGCCATCACACGCTGTTGCTGATTCCGTGCTGTCGGACGCATCACGCCTTGCCGAATCTCGGCGTAGAAGTCCCGGAACAGTTGTTTGATTTGAGCAATCGCAGCATCGCTCAGAGCGTTCATGTCTGCCATGTCAGTCTTCCAGAACCCACACCAGAACCTTGCAAGATGCCGTGTTCGCTTTGAGAAACAGGTCTGCTCCTGGCTCAAGACGGAAGATGGCGTGTTCAGTCGCCTCCAGGCGTATCATGTACGAAGTAGTAGCTGGACCAACTTGAACGTAGTTCGTGCTGTCAAGGTTCTTCAGCACGCACCACCCCTCCGTTGACACGTCACCAAAGGACGTGATTGATTCTTCGCTCGTTCCAATGTCCTGAATTGATTTCCAGCCCCCTGAGGCAGCCTGGTCGAATGTGACACCAGACGCGCGGAAGTCGTCCAGGTATTCTCCGTTCGTGACGTTGACTGTAGTTGTGATTGTGATTTCGTTTGCCATTGGTTCGCCTTACGTGCAACCGGGGATGTTTCCGATGTAACTGTCTTCGCGGTACACCCTGAAAGTTTCAAACACCGCGTCAGCCGGTTCCGGGTCGTCAATCTTGTTCCCAGCACCATCAAGCAATGCAGGGTCAGTGATATCCGTGCCGTCCGTGTTTGTAATCCGAATGCGGTCCGTGCCATCAACCTCACGAAACCCCGCGTCAAGAATCTCGAAGTCCCATTCCGTGTTGCGTATCTGCATTTCGACGGTCACTGACCTGTAGGTTGTCCCGTTTCGCCGCTTAACCTCACTCACCGCCACGTTGCTGATTTTCGCGTATCGTTGAGCCACCGTGACGCCGTCAATCGTGAACGCTGACGAGTTCACCACGTTCGGAAACGTGAGAACGTAGGTCGGAACAGTCGTGACGTTCTTCATTATCCGGCAGACTGTCCTGTGGTCATCCATCATCACCGGAGGGTTGAACGGGTCGCCGGCAGAGTTCAACACTCCGTTGCCGTCCTTGTCTTTCCACGCCGGACGCTGGAACAACTCCGAACTCCAACTGATTTGAATGTCGTCGTTTGCAGGCGTCGAGCCGGAGTTGTCGTAGGTGTCGTCGTAATCACATTGCACCGTCCAGTACTTGTACCCCGCCTGGCAACTCACACTGATTTGCTTGCAGTACGCATTCGCGTCATCAGGGAACGCGTCACCGAGAACCGGCAACCCCGCAACGGAACCGATATCGAACGCCGTGTCAGATGTCGCGTCGCTTTCAATTTTGAACGTGCGGGAATACTTCCGCTGACCACGGTTGTTTACCGCAGTCCGTCGTTCAGCCCATTCGCCGAGTAATGTGCCCGTCATGCCAAATCCTCAACGACAGCGAATTCCTTCTCACCGATTGGCTTCACGGCGATACCGTTGTCAAACTTCTTGTTCATGTCCGCCAACAGTTTGTTGGTCTGTTCCTGCGGCTTACGTCCGCCCTGGTTCATCGCTCGCAGCAATGTGTCCAGTGACTCGACAGAACCACGCTCAGCGGCTCCGGCAAATTGCAACGGTGCCTGTGTCGCGTTCATCGCCTCCATATTGAAACGCCCGATGTTGGTATCCGGCAGCGTGCTTATACCCATGCCAGCCGCACCAGTAATCAATGAACCAAGTTGCATCGCCATTTGAAGAGAGTCGTTGACGCGACGTTGCCCCGGTCCTAGCAGTTCATCCGCCCGCTTCCGCCTGGCGTCTAACTCCTCTTTGGGTATCGGCGGTGCCGGCATTCTGTCAGCCCGTTCCTGAACACGGTCCCTGGCGTTCTGCTTCTGCAACTTCTTCCACTCTGCCTGAATGCCAAACGGATCCTCACGCGGTGCAATACTAATCAGCCCCGTCTTAACGAGACTCTCCGCCATCTCAACAACTATGCCGAGTTCCTGTGCCAGGTCCTTCATACTCCTCGCGGTGAAGTCCGCCCACGCCGCAATGTCCGCGTTCTTTATCAGGTCGGTGGCCCAGTCAAGCAAATCGTTCGCCGCCGGTAGTAGTTCGGTGCCAATCGTCACACCAAGAGCGGCGATGTTATCCTTAAACGTGCTGAACTTGCCCGCAGTTGTCTGTGATAGCTCCTCCATCATGCCAGCGAATTGCCCGCCGTTTGATGTCATCGCCTGCAATGCACGCACCAACTCAGGGAAACCAATCTTGCCCTCTTCAACGAGCTTCTTGACCTCCGATTGTGCGACGCCGAACTGCTCAGCAAACTTACCAATCACCGGAATGCCGCGCCCCGTGAGCTGGTTGATATCCTCAGCAAACAACCTGCCCTGTACGCGAGCCTTGCCGTAAATCTCTGCCAAGTCGCCGAGAGGTGTGCCTGTCGCCGCTGCGATGTCACCCAACATCCGCAACTCGCCAACCACTTCACTGGACGACGAACCGAACGCCAGCATTTTCCTGCCAGCTTCGGCAATCTCCAATTTCTGAAACGGCGTCGATGCGGCAAACTTGTTGATATCCAACATCACACGCTTGGCACGCTCGGCACTGCCTGTGAGAACCTCGAACTGCTTTGACAGCGTTTCTGTTTCTGCCGCCAACTTCACCGAACCGCCCACAAGTGACGCGATTCCAGCACCTGCAATCAGTGTCCGCAGGTCCGTCAAGACCCGCATCGACTTACGCGCGAACGTCGACACCACCGACTGCGATGATTTCATCCGCGAGTCGAACTGACGGGTATTCGCTGTCAGCCGTACAACGAGATCACCAAGACTCGGCATGTTTCACCTGTCGCATCACGAGTCCGTGAATATCCACAACATCCGTCTTCACCGCCACGCTTGACACAATGACAGCAAGCAACAGCCACGCATATCGTTTCATCGTTTCCGTTCCACTATCTGTGCCCACGTCGTCACCTTCTGTTTTGCCTTCTTCAGCCACGGCATGAACCACCGCAACTCCGGGTCTTCCTGACACCCGCCGAGCTTCGCCACAACCGTCCCAAGCAACGCCAGAGTCTGCCGCGTAGGCTCATGCCCGATAGGCTCGACCCTGTCTTTCGCAATCCACTCCGCGAACTGCTCAGGCGTCATCTGCGACAACATCCCGTCAACGTCCACCGTGTGGGCCACGTGTTCCGCGAGACGCATCGCCGTCAATCGGTTGGCGTCTCGTCTGAGTTTTTTTCCAGTTCCTCAATCGACTTACCATTGCACAACCGGTGTGCCACATCGTGGACACGCTCCAGCACAGCAGACGGCCACGCACTGATTGCCCCGACATCGTCCAGAGTGAAGATAGGCTTGCCGCCCTCATCCCGAACCGCTGCGACAATCAGACGAGGCTTCATTTCCTTCGCCTTGCGTTTGTCAACGGCGGTCATGTCGGGTTTCATCATGCTCGCGTCGTAGTCCGCCTTCTCTCGCGCCGTCAGACCGTAAACGTAAACCGAGGAACCCTCACCGAATTCCGGCAGCTCCACCAGTTCACGCTTCACCGGTAATGCAATCAGCATCTGCTCACGCGTCAGTGTCGTCATCGTCTTCGTCTTCGCCTTTCCAGTTTGGCCCTGGGATGTAACTCCCGTCAGGCTTGTAGCCAAGAATCTCGCCAGCGTAGAACGCTTCAAGGTCGTCGGGGTGAATGCCTTTTGCAACCGCTTCCCGTGCCTTCAACAAACGCCCCTGGTCGCCGCGTTCCAGCAACGGTTGGCACAACGCACGTGCCTCGTCGTCTGCTGGCTTAGCGTCCATGTTGCGAACGTGCTTCCAGACTTGTTCCACGGTTGTCTCGTGGTCAACGTCGTCACGGCAGAAATAGTGCCCGTCACGCTCGACCATCTTCTCAGGGTCAAACTCAACCTTTGAGGAGACTGGAATATCTTTGCGGATGAATCGGATTTTCATGTCGCGTAGTCCATCAGCTGGTCGAGCTTCAGGCTGACGTCTGCGGTGAGTCCGTTATTCATCTCGCCGGTCCAGCCTAGCGAAATACCCGCCGCGTCGAATGTCTGCGTTGTGGTCGCCGCGTCAGCAAACACGATTGAGTATTCCCGCTCAGCCGGTGTGGTCACGTCGTCAGTCAGTGCCTGATGAATGGCAAGCCCTGGGTCGAAGAACAAACTGAAATCAAACGTACCGCCCTCTGTGTACCCCGTTTGACTGTACTCTTTGCCCGCACCCGTGGTGTCGAGAGTTGTGGCGTCATACGTCTCTGATTCCGCACCAGAGTGACTGTATGAAATCACCTGCGAAATTGCCGTGCCTGTGGTGCCCGTGAAGTGATTCAACACGGTCCCCTTCACTTGTACCTTTGCCATTGCTTTGCCCCTTTATGCTGGGTTGTATTGAATCGTGACATCCAGAGTCACGACGTGGATACCGACATCTGAACCGTCTGCCGGCGGCTCGT